TTTATAACACTCTTTGAAGCATACGCATAGCTGGCGTATAATCATTGTTCAAGCTGATATCACCTTTAGGTGATTGGGCACTGGCTGCTGGTGCACTAGTAGCATCTACCGCTGGAGCAACACCGCCGCCGGCAGCACCTCCAGCGCCTCCAGTACCATCAGGATTCATTAACTCTTGTTGACCCTGCTGTGCAATTTGCATTGGATCCATAATCAATCCAGCTTTCTTTTCCGCATCAATTTGGTCCTGCATTAATTTAATATCTTCGTCTGTCAGTCTCAGTACATTACGTTGGATCCATTCCATTGAATAGTAACGACCAACATACGGATCAACCGATCCAAGAAGAGATAGACGTTCGCGTACAAGTTCAGCTTCTTTTAATTCGGCAAAGTTATTATCTTTTATGAAATCATAATAGATGTTTTCTCTGAACGCCTCGAATTCATCCGCAGTACAAATGCCCTTTAGTACACATTGAACTCTTAATGCTTGATCAAATATTTCTGAAAACTTCTGACGCTGACGATCTACGAACTTAGAAAACTTAACCTCATCACGGGAGATTTCACCAACACGCCCTAGAGAGAAACCGGATTGATTTGGATCTAAACGAGAAACCGGAACATTCAAAGACTTGTATAATTTCTTTTCGAAATATTTAACGTCTTCTAGTTCACCTAAATTTTGGCCACCCGGTAATGTGGTAATTTCAGTGCCCTTGCCACCTTCACGGCGAGGTAACCAAAAGTCTTCCATCATAGAAAGATGTTTACGATCATCACGTACTTCGCCTGTCTGTGAATCATAAACTAATTTGTTCTTATACTTGACCATAATATCACGCAGATATTGTTCGGCTTTTAATTTTGGTAAATTGCCAACGTCAATATAAAATATACGGCGTTCAGGTGCGCGTGAGATTCTGTAAATAACCGTTGCGTCCTCAATCATACGTAATTGATTGAGCGGCTTAATTGCTTTATGTAGATATGACAACACAACTGCACGGCGAGAGTCCATTAGCCCTGAGTTGATATTGATGATTGCGTCTTTTGCAATACGTACACCAACTGGACCGTAACTCGATGATGTACCAGATACTACTTTATCATTATAGATGTAGTATTCGTTGACGGTCTGCACTACATCAACCGATGTTCCCGTGTCTTTGTCTTTTTTAATCTCTCGCACTTTTCGTATCTTACGAGGATCAATATATCTCAATGCTTTAATACCTTGAGTTGGATTTGTTTCATCAATAATGATGTGGTAAAACAATCTACCATCAATATAAAATCTACGAAAGGTATCCGTAGACATTGTTTGATAGTTTAGCAGTCTAAGTATGTTTGCAAATTCTTCCTCAATTGCTTTTTTAATTTTATCAGGCTGTTTCAGTTCATCAAGCACAACTCGAATAGATTTTCCCGTGTCATCTTGAACTATTGCTTCATTCACAATGTCGTCAATAGCCGATTCAATTTCTGGTTGCATTGCCATTTCTCTATAACGAGAAATTAATTCAACTTCATTTTTGGCTGTACCGTCTAGATCGACGTATGTTCCATAATAAGCGGCCGCAGATATCGTTAACGCACCATCTTCATTGCTGGGTGCGGCAAAAGTTTTCTCTGACTGTTGTTGAACATCAGTCTTTTGTCTAGAGATTTGAAAACCAAAAAGATTCAGTGCCATTTTTGTTTAGTTCCGATTCAAGTAAACATAAGGGGGTAGTTAGCCCCCATCAAAATTAAGAAGTAGTATCCGATTCCCACCACTGATATGCTAGGGTAGCCGAAAATTCTTCAATAGTATCATTCGAACCCCAATCTAGATCAATCGGTGATAGGTCTACCGGGAACGCACCAACAAACTTGTAACTCTTAATGATGTTACCGGCTTTGTCATATTGATCAACTTTAGCATCAACAGAGTAACCGCTAGGGCTACCTGCTATTGGATTGCGTAAGTTGGTACCATGTGAATTAATACCGTTCATCCAAGATTCGAATGCTTTACGAACCTTGAAGTTTTCGTCATTGATGATTGTGATTGTCCAGTCAGCAAAGTTTCTATTTCCTGCAAACTTTAACTCACGACCAAAGTAGTATAGTGGAACAGTACCAACAGTTGATCCTGGCAATTGTGCAGTCTTGCAAAGGAATGTTAGTGCCTGCCCAGTGCCTACTAGGTCTGGAGTGTAAGTCGGAAAAGTCATTGTGACTTGGAACAGGTTAGGGCGGGCACCATCTCCGATGAGATTTGCACGAAACTCTGTTACGTTAAAAGCCATTATTGTCTCCTATTTCTTATTATTTATTACACACCACCAACAATTTCACTGAAGGACACACCAGTGCGTACAGCAACAAAGTTCAACTGAATATAGTTGATTGAACGTGCAGGCTTGATATAAATGTCACCAATGAATCTGTTGCCATCAATAACATCTGGAGTGTTATTTGTAGTGTCGCAAACAACGCGATAGTCATAAATGCCACGACGACCTTTAATGTCACGTAGGAACGGTTCGACTAGAGCAATAAATTGAGCACGTGTAAACTCGTCATTCAATTCAAACAACGAGAATTTAGATGCTGTTGCAATAGCTTTTTCTAGAACAATAAACAATCTACGTACATTGATACGATTGAATGCTGACGGTTGTGTTGTCAGAGTCTTGTCACCGTACAGAATCGTACCTTGACCAGGGAAAGACACAACTGGATTAACACCAACTGAATAAATTTGGTCACGCTGGGCTTGTGTTGGATTCCATGCCAGCTTAACGATGTTCTTAATTGCACCACGTTGTAAGCCTGCTGGAGAGAACCACGGATCACGCGATTGATCTGTACGAACGCATAGCCCTGCAATGTCACCGTTTAGTGGAATCCAACGATAAACATTATTGTACTTGTCGAATTGGTATTTGTAACCACAGTCCGCAACTGCATATGAAGATGAGCGACCTAGAGCAGTAACCCATGATGTAACGCCTGTTTCTGGTGTAGCTGAGCCAACAATATTGGCTGATGGAGGAGACAAGAATGTCACGCAATCTTTACGACCGGCAGCAAGTGTGTCGATTGTATATTGCTGTACTACGACACTATTTCCAGCATCACCTGTAACAATTAAAGAAACATCAACTGTATCAGGATTCGAAAATTCACTATACGCAGTTGTATAATCACCCGCATTCAAAGCCAAATCTGAACCACCGGCAAACGAAGAAGAAGAACCTACATTAGCTGCTGCCATCGATGCACCACCAAACTGTGTGTTGGCTGTTCGACCCCATGTACCACTTGTGTTCGCAGGATTTACTGGACCTAATGCATAGATATATCTAGACTGGTTGCGTAGAACTGTTCTGTAATAAGAAGTTGAACCGTCATCATTCACGGCGTCAGATGCTTTTGAAAGATATGGGAAAACCTCAAGAACCGTGCCTTTTGCACCTTGACTCCACAGACCATCTTCATCGATAACAATCAAATGAAATTGATCATACGCACCACCAGCAGCAGCAACATACGACGAAGTATTTGGTGCAGTTGGGAAATATGGTTTATACGTCCAAGAATTGAATGAAGTGCCAGTGGCATTGGCGTTAGCAGTATTAGAGTCCCAAATTACAACTTGTAATGAATCTCCTAATGCACCCGGATAACGAGCAACAAAAGATTGTGTATTGGACTCTGCAATATATGTTGTGTCGTATACATCTTCGTTTTTAATAGTCAAAGAGGTGGTTGTATTTGCACCTGCATTTTTTGAACTTGAATTGGCAGCACGTACAACTTGTAGATTGTTTCCGTAAGCCAAGAAGTTGGCTGCTGAAAAGAATGAAGTTGCTGTATTACCGTTCGGTTGAAAAAATCTTTTAACTAAATCTGTTTCGTGTGATACGAGTGTTGCTTTACCGACTGGACCCCATTGAAACGGTCCAGCAAATGCACCGGCTGTAGTAGATACCGCGGGTACAACTGTGGTTAAGTCAACCTCTGATACATTTACGCCTGGAGAAATCTGAAATGCCATTTTACTCTCCTTAATTTATAACGTTATTGGCAGTAATAACCTATAATATATTTATGAATTAGCAGTTTTATAGTTAAGCCATGAAA